GGCTGTACTTTTTCTTTTGCATTATCAAATTGTACTTTTAGATCGTATAATGTTCCCCATAAATCATTTGCTTGATCGTCTGTTAGCTTCATCTTATCGGCAATTTGACCCATTACATCGTCATCTGCCATATTCCCAGTAAAAATGAAACTAACTGATTCTTTAAGCATTTGAAAATTAGCAATTACTTGATCTATATCTATTTTAGAAGTTAAATCAGTTATTGCATTAACTGTACTTTTAGCAAAATCAATTAGTCCTGTATTCCTTGCCAAATCTCCAAGTTTGATATTGATAGTATCTGACATTGTTGACATTATACCTGCCAAAGATTGACTTTGAGTATCCATAGCACCAGCAAACTTAGTGTTTCCAATGTCCATCAAATACTTTTGAATGTCGGCACTATTATTTTTAATTTTTGTTGTGACTCCTTGAAAAGTAAAGCTTACTTGATCGCCTTGTTTAGATGATTTGATACCAAACTCTTTAAGTCTCTCAAATTCTCCTGTGCTAGCGTCTGCTACCGCTTCAATCATCTGCATTAATGGTTTCCCCATCGAGCTTGCAGTATTACCGTAGCTAGTCAAAGCTTCTTCACTAGGATCTAAACCAAGATTTTTGAGTTTTAAAAATGATTCAGTGACCTGATTAAGATCGTAGGGTGTTTTAGCTGCGAAAGTTGTAATTGTTCCCTGAGCTTTTTTAGCCGCTTCTTCACTTCCACCAAAAGATGATTTAAGTGCAATATACATCGTTTCAGCTGTAGAGGCTGACTTTAATGACATTGTACCTACAGCTAGAGCTAATCCTCCAAACCCTAAAACTGCTCCTTTCATAACATCTGCCGTAGCTTCAAATCCAGCATTCATTGATTGCAGTCCTTTTGTCGTTAGATTCCCTATCTTTTCGTGCATATTCTCAGTCGCTCCTGCGATCTTATTCATGGCAGGAGTAGCTAGATCTTTTGCACTAATTATAAGTTCTAATATTGACTGCATACTATTTTTGTTTATCGTTATAACGTTGCTGACCGTTAATTTTTGCAGATCTAAACTCTTTGATTTTTCCTAAAATATAGAGTGGTTGTTGTTGAAATTGCTCGTATGTTAAGCCCCATTCAACCATCAATTCTAATTCCCAAAATTCAAGAGGTGTATCATTGCCGTTTCCTGCGAAAGCATCACTTACATCTAAGTAATCTTTTTGTGAGATATACTCTAAAGACCTGCTTTCGCTCTGGCTTTTTTTATTCCTAGGATGTCGAGATCATCAACATAATCAATTAATGGTTCTATTTCACTTGCGATTAGGTTATCCAGATTTATAGATTCAGGAATGTTGAAAACTATTTTAACCAAATAGTCTGAGACTATAGCGGTGTTCTCTACTAACAGTAGTGTTGATTCGTCTGAGGGCTGACCATTTTTAAAGGTTGCACCTGCATAAAATAACTTTTCAGCTTGCTTTTTGTTTCCTCTTGTTAATCTGTTTAAATCTGCTGTGTATTGTATACCAGCCACAATAAAAGTTTTGACTTCTGGTATTGGTGAGCTGTTTAAGATTTGATCTTGTGGGTTTATTACTTCGGGTAAATCGTTTAAAATTTCTGACATAATTAGTTAAAAAGATGATTAATAAGATGCTACTGAGTTTCTTAGTTTAAGCTGACAAGCAAAGCCAGCGGTTGCATTTCGTTCTGAGTCGATTAAGTACTCATACTTTACAAAATCGCTTGCTCCTGTGTCTGGCACTTTGATTTCTGCCAGCGATGGTGCAGATATAATATCAAGACGTGGGTAATATGTAAGAGATGTGCCTATTAGGGCGGTTGTATTCTCTAATCTAAATCTCCATGCTTTTCTAACGCTTGTAGTTTGCCAGTTTCGAACTGTATTATCTCTAGCTAGCTCACTAAAAGTATGTTGGTACTCTCTTTCACCAGCGTTTAGATCTCCATAAGCTCCACCTGAAAAAGTTTCATCTGGTTTGATATTATTTTTCCAAGAAAACTTATAATCTTGAACGACTCTAGTAGTAGGTGAACCAGTTAATAAAGCGACTGTATCTGCATAGTTAAGAGTAGCGTGTCTGCTAAGCAATATTGATTCACTTGTGAGATATGTAGGGGTTCTAGTAGTTCCATCAACTGTAAGAGTTAGTCCAATAATATCGTAAGTTATTGTTGAAGTTTTAGGATCGATTTCATAAGAGTCGACTTGGCATCCAGAAGCTAAGAAATTTTGACCACCTTCCCCAGTGAAGAAGAAACTAACTGTAGGTAATTCAACACCGTTTAATTTAGTGAAAGTATGCTCATATGCACCAGTTGTAGCGTCCTGAGCTGATGTGACTTGACCAACAGCCAAAGTCAAAAGCTCTCCAATGTAGTCACTGAAAAGGCTTTGTTTGATTTTAGCTTTGAAGCTAGTCATCTCTAAAAACTTCTTATTTACAGCATCTACATCTGCAAAAAAGCTTTTATCTGTCCAGTACTTATATTCTGGGCTAGGTGAAAAGTCTGAGACAACTAGAAATTTAGTTGGAGATGCTGCTGGAGTATTGCGAGGGCTTTCTTTTGCCCAGCCTAGGTATCTTTGACGTGCTAAAATTGGTGCGGCCATATATTATTCTTGATTGTTGTTAGTAATAGGAGGGGTTTCAGTTTCGATCTGAGTCTCAATTTGAGATTCTTCTTGTTTTGCTATAGATTTTAGATATTTTTCAGCCTTTTTTTGGGCTTCTATTTCATCTTTAGCTTCGGTTGACCAGTGTGAGCCGTCTGGTTTTATAATGGTTGGAAATGAATATTCGGGCATAAAAAAACAGGTTTTAACCTGTTAATTATTGAGTCCATCTTATAAGTTCGGCAAAGAGCGTGCTAAGTCTTAGAAGTGAGATGATAAACATCTATAAAAAATGCTCTTACAAGAGTACCTTGCTTTAGATTTATATTCTCACCTGCAAATTCTTCACTTGATCCTCTAAAGATTAGATCTTGCCATGGATTCACTCCACTTGCAACTGCACAATTTTGCACGGCTTCATTTTCAAATTTATCAAGTAAAAGTTGCTCGATCTCGTCCACGGAATCTTCTATTATGGCATTTTTAGCCTCATTTTCATCTAATATATAAACTAGATTAATATTGTAGCCTAGCTTTCGATAGTATGTGCGATTATCAAGCTGTATTTCTGCATAGTCACCGTCGTGAGCCGTCTTAGCAGATGTTATAAAAATATATGGCAATGAGTCATTTCTTTTATGTCCTGCAAAAACAGGTAAAGCTTTCCCATCAAAAGTAATTGTTGATAAGATTGTAGTTAAGTAAGTTTTGTCTATTTTACGGTAGTTTGTAGGCATTATTTAAAAAGATTATCGTTTAAAAATTGGTCTAAAACTTCATTGACTAGCCTTGGAGTCTCTTTTTCAGTCTCTTGGATAGTAGTATCAAAAAAAGGTCTAGCTGGTATATTCATTCTACGAGTGTGGGCTTTGACTGTAGATATTCCACCCTTTCTGTTTTTTCGTTTGAATGGTTTAACATTTTGCACCCCATTAAATCCATCATTTACAGCGGGTGCATAGTTTGTTTTAGCTCCTTTAATTTGCGGATTAGCAGTGATTTTACTTTTTAGATCTCCGACTTGCAAATCTGGTAAGCCACCAGCGAGAGCATCGCCACGCCCACCTAAAAGATTACCTGTCCTTTTATATCTCTCTGTTTTAGGCTTGTAAGCATAGACTATCTGTTTAGCATTTAAGCCCATTCTATTACTTGCATATCCTACCACTCGATTTACTGCATTTTGAGCGGGTTCTTTTATACCCTTTTTAAAAAAAGATTCTAGTTTTATAAATTCCTCTTTCTTAAAGCTAATTGTAGTCTTCATATCAACTGATTAGTTTTCGTTCACATAGTAACTGCCAAAATGGCTCGATATAGTCACTAGAGTCAAAATGTTCAACCCCTGCGATCTCGTAAATTGTAGATCCTGAGATGATCTGATCTTTTATATTTAGTTTAATGTTTGGTATTTGGACGTCATCAATCCAAAGATTATCATAAAATCCAGGCAAAAGCCCCTGTGCTAGATCGCCTTTATTGGTTTGTCTAAATACTTGAATATCTGTAGCAGTGGTTTGAAAGTCGCTAGATTTACCGCTCACAGAGTCATTTTGTTGTTTAAGAATCCCCGTAAATTGGGGATAATTCTCAAAAAGAGTGTCTATATTCATAAATTATAGAAGCTTAGGACTTTATCAAGTCGTTTTGTCGTAAATTCTATAGAGTTTGAGGAACCTGAATCAGTGGCAAACTGTGTTCTAACACTGCCCATCTGGACTGCTGTGACTGTTTGACCGTTAGATTTGGCTTTCTTTTGGTGCAATAAAAAGTTTTCGTATAAGCCTAAAAATTCTTCAATGACTGCCATTTTGATATCCTGTGGCAAATCTGTTTCAAGCCCAAAATAGAATTTAGCTGTGACCTCTAAATAGTGAGGTGCTGAGATTTTCTTTTTAAGCAGATTAATCTGATACACTGGTTTAGATTTGCAGTTTAATTGACTTAGAGTGTAGTCAATACTCTCTACTAATAAATCATCTTGTGAGCCTCCATCATGACATTTTAATCTGATTATTGGAGCTGGTGAAATATTGAAAAAGTTTGGCACTGTAACCAAAGAAATGTAATTATCGTCTAATTCTATTTGATCTGTGGTTACACTTGGTGTAGTTGCCACAAAAATAAGCCCTTTCTTTTCTAAATATTCAGTTACAAAAGCTAAATAATCATCTAAATAGCTACTCCCCGCTGTAGTAATAACGGGGAGATAAGTAGCTTTAATAGTAGTAGTGTTAAATAGTGCCATGGCTATTCTATTATTTCAGTGTTTTGAGGTGGTAAATCAAGATCTTCATCAGTGCCTAAATCTTCATCAGATTCAGGGCTAGAATCTTCTTGACCTTCCTGAGTTGCCTCAGATTCAAGCTTTTGAGCTTCTTCCTGAGACTGTTTGATCTGTGCTTCAAGTTCAGCCTGAGCTTCATCTTGAGCTTTCTTGATTTCAGCTCTCTCCTTTTGGTGAGCCTTATAAATTTTGGTTAGATCATCAAAATTTATATTGTTAGACTCTAGTAAAGAAGTGATCAGAGTATAGATTTTATCGTTAAGCATAAAAAAAAGGTGATTAATATACTAAACTGTGTAATCTACTTTAAGAGTTGCATATCTAAAGGCGTTCTTTGTTGCAGTTGCTTTATAAGCAAATCTCAAAGTAGCGTCCATGTAGGTATCAACCCAGACTTCGCGAACTGCATTTGATACTACTCTTTGTTGAATTTTTAGACCTCTTAGTCTCTTTCCGACAACTTTAGTAAAGTCTCCAACTACGAAGTCATCATCTGCTATAGTACCAGTGTTGACTATTCTAATTCTTGGATCACAAAGCAAGCTAGGGAATGAATTACTTGCTGAATCATAGTAATATCTACCCATACCATCTACAACACGAGTCAATTTAACAAAAGTCTTAAAGTTCATATAGACTTTATATTTCATTGCATCTGATTTGCTGTAGATTGGTAGTTGACCTACAACATAGTTAATAGCGTCAATGTGATTAGTTGGACGAGTTCCAGCGGTTGTTACAAATGTTACAGATAAAGCACCTCTATTACTTCCTGAAGAAGCAAAAGCGTTTAATACAGGATAAAATACACCTTTTGCTCCGATAATTGGCGAAGTCATTTTGTCTCCAAAAACTAATACTTCAGCTTGATTCATACAAGCTCTGACCATTTTAGCAATTTCGATTGCTGACTGAGTTGGGTTTTCGATTTCTTGTAAAAGTAAGGTTTGAGTCATCGTATCAAAAATACGAGTCTGTAATGGGTTTAAAGTATATTCTATGGTGCTGTTAGTGTTAGCAGTTCCAGTGTCTTGCTCGTCACCAGTTTGACCAGTTCGTTCATTGGTAATATCTGTGACATTTTCCTTATCTTTACCATCTGCAAAGGTTGTTATTTCATTTATGATTGAATTATCATAAAATAGATCATCAAGTAAAGGGTTGATATTAGTTGCTATAATTCCACCTACTGGTACACCTGAGGAAGCTGTAGACAATACAGTTTGGTTTGCGAATTGCTCGCGTTCCTCTTTGTTTAATACCTCAATTTTAGCTTCTGCTGGTCTGGTGATACCTAGCTCTTGATATAAAGCACGTGTGAATTGCTCTTTATACTGATTTTTACCTGTGAATCTAGCATTTGATTCTCCTTCTAAGATCTTAGCTTCAAGTGCTTGGGTATACGCATCTGTAGAGCTTGAATCAAAATCATTTGATTGGATAAAATCTTGTGCTTTGATTTCCCCAGTTTCAATTTTCTTAAATTGTTCAAGTGTGAAATCTTGAGTTTGATTAGTCTTTGACATAGTTATTTTTTGAGAAGTTTAGAAAAAATATTATTTAAAATTTTTGGATCGTTCTTTGTAGCCTCGACAGTCTCAGACTTCGAAAACTGCTCAGTCTTTCCGAGTTCTTTCATTTTGAAAGCATTTTGAGTATTTTTATTTATTCTTTCGAACTCTTTTTGTTCGGCATCATCTGCCTGTTTTTGGTCGAAGGATTCAATTTCTTTCTTTTTGTCTTCACTGAAATACTCAGGTGGTTCTAGTGTACCATTTAAGGCTTTTATAGCTATTTCAAGCTCAGCTTTTTTCTCAATTAGCTCTTTAATGTCTCTATCTACCCAAATCATTTGGTTTTGTAGATCCTCACTGAGGCTAAACTTTTCAGTTTCTTTTTGTTTTTGGTCTGTAGCTGGTGGGATTACCTCAGGAGCTTTCTCAGCTTCCTCAATAATAGTCACACCAGACTGAGAATCATCACTGAAAGTCTCAATCATTACTTTATCCGCTCCTTTAAAACTTGGAGTGCCTTTAGTTAAAGCTGTGAAAGACTCTAATTCAATACCTCCGTCAGGATAGAATCGTGGTGTAGCTGTGCGATTTGGCACTGGTGCCATGTTTGGTTTAAGATTTGCACTTAAGCCCTTGAAATTAGGGTCTGTGAATACACTGATTGTCGCTGGATCTGTCGATTCCATAAATACTTCATGCTCTACCTCAGTACCTTTGACGTGTGAGTTTTTTAGTTCCCATTTAGTTTTTGAGTCATCGAAAGCTTCATATTTGAAGTCGTGGTTTAGATCTAGTTTAGACTTAGCCACTGCATCAGGTGTAAATACAGATAATGGGTTAAAATTAACCCCGTTAGTGTTATTTTGAGCAGTGAAATTAAAGTTGACTCTAATTCCTTCTACTCCATCACTAGAAAATTTTTCTATAAACATATATCTTGAGGCTATATATATGCTGTAAGTTCGGCAAAGAGCGTGCCTTTATTCAATATCTTTTGCTACCATTCCATAGATTTTAGTACACCTGCAGCTTACATGAGATGGACACTCGATAGATCCAATTTCAACGACTCCTTGGCTTTCGTTACCTATGCAAATTATACAGACTCGCTTATCCTCAGCATTTAAAAACCTTTCATACTTATAATCTTGG